ACAGAATCAAAGGACCAAAGACAACCGTACCTAAAATATTCATTACCTTTTCAATGAAAGGCATATGTTCTTTAAGTTTATCGACTATCTTTTGCATTACAGGACCAAGTGCTTCAAATACTTCTGATACTGCCTGTTTTAATGGTTCCATAAGTTTCTCGAACCATTCCATAACCACATCAAAGACCTCCTTAATTCCTTTAAAGAAGTCCTCAGCAATAGGACCAAGGAACTTACCAACGTTCTCACCTATAAATCCACCGAGAGCAGCACCAATAATACCACCAATAGGTCCTAAGAAGCTAGCACCAATAGTACTACCAACCATTGATCCAGTAGTACTACCGACACCAGCACCTATAGCAGTTGACTGTCTATCTTCTTCTGGTATCGTTTCATCATTTAGTGTTCTATTATAAGCCTCAACTCCTTGACCAATTGCCAATAGAGATCTACCAACAGTACTCCCACCTAAGAACTTACCAAGGTTAACAATACCACCACCAACCATTTGAAGGATGCCAGTGATATTACTAATGAAACCTACTGGATTTGCTAGAAATGCTAGTCCAGCTAATGCTCCTGTAAGCCCAGCTATTCCTTGTAACCTCTCTATTAAGGTCTTATCTTCACCAAACGTCTTCTCCCAGTTCTCTCCAATCCAATTGCTTAGTTTAGTAAATGCACTAACTAACATCTCCCAGAACTTTTTAATTCTTTCTAACGTTGTTTTTACTCGTTCTCTATTAGCAGGATCACTAATCCAATCAAGAGCCTTGTACATTATAAGACCCTTAAAGAACTTCATAAGATTCCCTAAGAATCCCAATCCTCCTCCAACAAGCTTCGCTACTGTATTATCATCACCACCACCATCTTTATCTGCTTCTAACTTCTTCTCTCTAGCAGCATCAGATGCTAAAGCAGCAGTTCTTTTCTGACGGTCAGCTTGACGCTTATTCTGATCCTTAACTTCTTTTATTGCTACAGCAATACTATTAACTGTAGCACCTAAAGAATTAATAGCAGATATAGTTGTAGAAAAACTACTACCTGCTATAGTTTTATTTCCAACAGAAACTTTGGTATCATCCGACTTGTCAGGCGGAGTCACCATTTTAAAAAATCTAATCTTCTGTATTGCTGCCATTTAATTTATGCTTATAGATGCTGGTGTAGTAATAACCGAGACGTTAGTTTGGCTAGTCTTAACTACCTTCTTAACAACTGGTTGAACAATGAATTGAGTATTAGTGGTAGAACCTCTCCATTGTTGGGATGCTTCTGTAATAGACCTCTCTATCAATTCATTATTTAGTCCACCCCCTTCATTACCATTGGTAGGTGTAATCTCAGTAACAGGTTCTTGTTTACCTGTGAATGGAGATTCTTTACCATATAAACCTAAAGGATTTATTCTACTTAAAGGATCAGTATTTGGTTTACCAACATCAAGAGGATTCTTTGATGTCTCCCAATGTAGATGAGGACCAGTAGTTTTACCAGTATTACCTGAATAACCTAATACTGCTCCTGCTTGGAATGTATCACCTGCTTTAAATGGTGACATATCCTTCATATGAGCATATAACTGACCTAAACCATCACTAGATGTCCAAGCAATATAATTACCATATCCTTCATCATATCCTACGTGTTGTACTGTACCACCTAAGAACGCTTTAAGTTCTTCACCAATCTCTGTGGCAATATCTACACCCATATGCATACCAGGTGCTAATTGCATCTGGCGATCTCTCATTGCTTCTGAAGTAACAATATGACCCCCATCTCCAATAGCTAAGTTCTCAGCAGCTAATACTTTAGCCTCCTCAGCTTCCCGTTGAGCAATTTCCTTTTCAAGTTCCCACTTCTCTTTTGCTTTAATAACAGCAGCCTCCCTTTGTATAAGCTGCTTTTCAAGATTCATTATATGTTCTTTTTCAAATTCGATACGTTCTCCAATAGTATATCTCCAACCCCATCCTTTCCAATTATCATCACCTTTACCGTCTTCTTCTCTTTGTTGTATCAATTCTCCAAGTTTCTTCTTGGAATCTTCTATAGATCTCTTATGATTTTTAACTTCCCTCTCTCTATCTCTAAACTCTTGACCTGCTTTATCAACATCAGATGTCCATACACCTGCAATATCAATACGTGATCCAAGATCACCTGCACCTTCTACAAAATCAGCTATAGCTCTAGCACCGTGCTTAATTATCCATACTAATGATTGAAACTGAACCATTGCAACTCCACCTAAGAACTTACCAATCTCTACTATTGCTGACTCAGCTATAGGTTGTAAGAACTCTCCAAGTTTCTTCATTACTGGTAGAAATTCTTGGAAGAAATCCATCACAGGTCCAGTAATTGGTTCTATGAATGCCTTCATAGCTGGGAACCATACATCAACAAAGTAATCTTTAATGGGACCAAAGACAGGTCTCATTGCTTCACCAAGGAATGCACCAATCTTATCTCCTATAAAACCACCAAGCATACTGCCCACTATAGGAGCAAATGGTCCTAATATGGGTGTTAACAGTGCAGTCAATCCAAGTGACGTGACAGTAGCACCAATACCTGCACCAATAGCAACGTCCGCATCATCACCTGCTGCTAATCTAGTGGTTGTTGATACAACACCAGCAGTTAGTGACATTGCCACTGGGTTAGTGACAAAGTTCTTTGCCAACTGACCAGGTTTTACCTGTTGAAGTGCTTTTCCTAACTTATCAATTCCTGGTCCTAGGAACTTACTTAACTTCTGGAAATCACCAAGTAACTTCCACGGTTGAAGTATCCTATCTGCTAAAAATAATGCTCCGATACCACCAAGTATCTTAAGAGCACCCATTACTGGACTCTTCTCACTAAATGCTTCTAATAACCAACCAACACCTTTAGAGAATACATTCCAGAATGTCCCTAGCCACTTACCTATAATATTAAGTGTCGTACCTATAAACTTTTTATTGTCTGGATTAGACAGCCAGTCCAAAGCAAACCAAGCTAAAGCCTTTTCTGCTAACCATTTGAATGGTGCTAATAACTTCTGTAACCAAGTACCTGATTTCTTATCTGAATTACCAGATTCTTTCTGTGCTTTATCTGCTACTTTCTTCTGTACCTTCTTCTCTATATTATCCTCACGTGACTTATCCCGTGATAGTGTCCTCTTCCTTTTATTATCTTGTACAGCATCTAATTTCTCTTCATACATACAGGCTACTAATTTACCAATATCCTCCACCACAAATCCTAAACGATTGATTTGTACGGTCATCGCAGCTGTAGGATCTGTTCGAATGTCTCCTGTAACTTTCGATGGTAAAAAGGATCTGATCTTTATCTTTGCCATTAAAGAGATGGACTCATTTGACCTTGTTTCTGCCTACGTTCTTCTTCTCTAAGGTACCGAAGTAACATATTAACGTATACATCCCTTTCCCACGGCATCATATTTTCAATATCAGTTAAACTCCACTTATGATGCTGGATCATAGCGAAGTTAACTTCATACATATTCATCAACGAGTCGTGGGCTAGGGCTACGCGAAAAAACTTGCTAGTCCCTCCAGTTTAACTGTACTGGTTACTTCAGTTTTAGGGTTGAAGACCTCGATGTCTTTCGACAGTTTAGGCATAGTTTCGAAGAACCTCTGCACTTCAGCAAATTGTCCACTGTTCATATCCTCATAGAAAGCAACTAATTCTGCCTTCTTGTAGTCTTTTGCTTCGTGTAGTTCTTCACCATCAGCGATTGTATCTGTACAATCTGCTGCTAGTTTAAATACATCATCAATACCAGGATTATCAACCAAATTATTCTTAACGAATACATCCAATGAAGGATATTTCATCGTTAAAGTGATTTCATCAGTAAGTTTGATAATATTGGTGTGTTCTTTTGGAATTTGTACTTCTACTTGATCCAAATTAACTTCAACATCGACCTGAGTTTCATTATCATCAGGGCAAGTGAGTTTAAATTCACTTACTTCTCCAACAGATTTACCTCTAATCTTCAAAAATAAGTATTCAATCTCAAAAGTAGCAAGAGTTGCAGAATTTTTAACGTTCGTGCAAGCTTTGATAATATCCTTAACGGCTTTTATCATTTCTTTCTGATTTTGAGTCTCCATCGCAAGATAAAGAAGTTTCTCCTCTTTAACTAAAAATGGACGATAGGTCACTTTAAGACCACGAGGCAACACGCATTCATAATCTGGAATGCTCAGCTTGGGTAAAGGCATTTTGTAAGGGTATTACACTTCAGTATATCTATTTAGCCTATATTCCGTACTGTGTTTGCTCAGCTGCAGGAGCATTCCATTCTAATCCCAACTTCTTAGCAATAGAGGCTGACTCACTAACAACGTGATCTGTAGTCCAATCCTTATTACGTTGTACCTTCGTTGTAAATCTATATCTCTCAAACTTAAATGCAACTGGCAGGTTCAATACACCACTATTCTCGTTACCAAAATCTAATGTACCCATATTATATGGATATACGCCACTAAAACACCATACACCAACTGCTTTATTCAACCTACCATAGTAATCAACACCTTCCTTTCTAGTTCTGGATAGTAAGTTAGAACCACGTTCCCACTTCCTTACCCATACTTCAGTAACATAATCATCATAGAAACCAACTCTATTCTCAGAATCAGGTGCCATAGCATTCATCCACTTCTCATAGAAGTTTCTATGCCACTGATCTTTGGTTACCATAAAAGATATATTTAATTCATTCGCTGTTTGTCCCGTAGCATAAGTCCTAGTAATACCAAAATTACGTACATCACCCGTTGTAACGTTACGTGATGGGACTGTCACGTTACTCGCAAAGTAATTCAATGCATCACAATAATCTGCTGGGTTAAATTCCCAGCCTGGAATACGCCCGAATATTGGTGGTACTCCAAAATCAATGGAGTACAGATTACCTAAAGCAGGTTCTTTTGCTCCAGTTGCTACTAACTCTTTAAAGTGAGTAAATGAATTTTGGTGACGATGTGGCATTAGAATATAATTCTAGTCGGGATGTCGATATTTCTTCCGTTGACTGTAACAACGAATTGTTCAGAGGGAATCAATCCTATATCATCCCATTCCGATTCTGGAACTTTGTAAAAAGGACTTTGTACATTACTCCTCAAGTATTTATGGAATGTCTGAGGTGGGTGATTTACATCAAAACCTGCTCTTCTAGCAGCTGGTTGTAAATAATGGACATTTGAACCCCAAAAATGGTTCGAACTTTCTCCAGTAACATATACTAATGGGTATTTATCCCACTTTGGCATCCTTTCACCAAATTTAGCATCATACTGGAATGTGATAGCAGTACCTATCATTGGAACTGCATCTACTTGAAGACCAAAAAATAACTGGCTCCTCCACCAAGAAGGTGATTGAGGTTTACCATTTGATAAGTCTTTTATGTCCTCAAAGAGACTCATACCTTTAACTCGTGCTCTGTTAATATCACAAATTCCATACCTCTGTCCTTAGCATACGTTTTAGCAGCCTTCCATTTTGCTTGATTGACACCATAAGTGGCAATCTCCTTTAGAAGTTTCTTAGTCCTCCTCCCACGTTTCGGTTCTTGAGTTTGTGCATAAGGTTTAATTTCAATAAGTCTCTTCTGGACTCTACCGTTGGATCCTCTGGTTTTAACATAAAAGTCAGGGAAATAACGGTGAGGCTTCCTATCAAGAGGAGATATATAAGGTACAATAATTTCTTCACTTCCCCACTCCATAACGTTTAGATTTCTATCACACCATACCATAAATTTCCTCTCCCACAAAGATCTATAAATAATGTTTGTGGGATCCCCTTTATATTTTGCAGGATTTGATGGTTTGAACCTACCTGAATAAGTTTTATAGGTCATAATGGCATCTATTCCATCCATATTTTCTAAAGCAATCAACTCTGTACTTAAGAGTGCTGGTGAAAACGATCAGTCTAATTTTACAAATGGACCGTTAGTTTACCCTAGACAATTACCTCGACAAGTACCTAATACCGATAGTGGTATCAGAGGTGATGACAATTATGAAACAGAGTACTTAGATTATTTAAGAATAACAATCTATAAGACTCAAGGTGCTAATGGTGCTAACCCATATACTTGGGTTGGTGGTGGTGGTGGCTTTTCAGAACCTTATAAAGGTGCTAATGCCAGCAGTATTTCAAAAACTATTTATCTATACCTTCCTGTGGGGTTAAATGAACAATATTCTACGAATTATAACGTTACTACTCTTGGTGCTGCTGGTGTAGGTTTAGCTAACGCAGTTAAATCTGGTAACACAATGGATGATGCAGTTGCTATTGCTCAAGAAACTGCTGGTAGTGTTAAACCACAATTTGTTATGGACACTGCTGCTGCAGCACTTGGTACTGTAGGTGGATCTGCAGATGCTAATGATCTGTTAGCAGTAACATCAAAGAAGGTGTTCAACCCATACCAAGAGACAACATTTAAAGGTGTCAACTATAGAGATCACGCTTTTAACTTTAAATTTGCACCTCGTAATGCTAGAGAAGCAAAAGAATGTTATGAAATCATATCAACACTAAGGACTGCAATGCTTCCTTCTACTGGTAATCAAGATGATTTTGGTAACCTTAATGAAGGTATTGCTGATGTATTAACAAGTAAAGTTGGATATATTGGTGGTGCTAGATTCCTTAACATTCCTGACATTATGAGACTGTCTATTGTAAGGATGTCCACTACTGATAATAAATCAAGGATCCCAGCTGGTATTGCTCGTATAGTTAGGTTCCCTACGAAGTGTGTACTGTCCACGTTGTCTGTTAACACGTCACCTGATGGTCAGTACAATTCATTGAAAGATGGAGCAGACACAGCAAGGGATTATGGTCCTGCTGCTATGGACATTTCAATGACATTTAAAGAAACTCAGTTCATTACAAGAGAGATGGTGAGAGGCTAATGGCATACTTCAGATACTTACCTAAAGTTTATGTACGTAACAGAACCATCAAAGATGGTGTACATCCCTATGAATTGTGTAGAAACATCTTTAGACGAATAAAAATCAAAGATGACCTACAAGGAGCATTATTAGGTTTTACACAATATGAAATAGAAGAAGGTGAAAGACCAGATCAAATTGCTCGTAAATTCTATGGAGACTCAGGTCTTGATTGGATTATATTGATTATTAACAACGTTATCAACGTTAATCAAGACTGGCCAATGTCTCGTTACGATCTATACAATTACGTTCAACAAGAACACGGTAATGTTGATGGTATAAGTCACTATGAATCTAATGAGATATTTGCTACTGATGGAACTAAGGTATTTGATGAGGGAATCGTAGTTAATGAGGATTTCCAATACACAAGACCTGATGGTACTATCGTACCTAAAGCAGAATGTCGTCACTCAGTAACACACTATGAGGTTGCTGCTGCTGAAAATGAGAAGAAGAGAAATATATATTTGCTACGTGCAGATTATATTACTGACTTCATTAATGAATTTAAGAAACTTGCTAAGTACCTACCTCACGGTGAAGTTGATGAACAAGGTAATAAGAAAACAGAAACTACTATTGCTGAAGAATTTGTAGGTATATCAAGCTATAGAAAACCCAGTCAAAGCACTGCTTCAACTGGGTCTGCTTCTGGTAGTGGTTCTTCTACTGCTTTGATCTCAAGTGGATCACAAAACGTTTAGAAGCACCAACCGTTCTTTTTGTAAAAATAACAAGGAGTTCCGTGCTCATTCCATCTATTAGGTCTAAATGTAGGTCTGTAGCTTGGGTAATGGTGGTAATGGTGATGAGATGGATCTTCGTGTCTCCACCTGAACTCCCTTTCGACTGGTTTATACCAGCAATTCCATCCAAATAATGCGTCGTGGACGCAATGGGAAGGTTCTACTTCGAACTCCCCTGATCTAATGTTGTGGTTGTACGATGCCATTGCAGGAGTACCTGCAAGGCAAGCAACAACAGCAATGGCAAATCGTTTCATTGTTCCTTATCCTTCTTCTGCTAGTTTAGCAAAGTAAGACAACGCATCATCATCTTCTGTGACAGAAGCTTTAGTGTCCACTGATTCACTCCAGTCCTTTGCTTGGACTGTAGATCCTAAGTTTGCTGCAACTTCCTCTTCTGCTCTAGGTGGTAACTCTTCAGCAACAGTCTCACGGTCTACTCGACCACCAAGAACTGCTTTCAAACGTGCTTCAAGATCCTCATATGACTTGAATTGATCAGCACTAGTGAAGTCACTTAAATTGTGAGCATCATTGTAGACTGCTTCAAGTTTCGCATCATCAAAATCACCTAGAGTATTAGGTGTGGTAAAAGTAGAATCATCATAATTCCAAAAACCAGCAACTTGCTTGATCTTCAATTTGAAGTCAGCACCCTTCCATAAATCGAAAGGATTGAAAGCGGGTTCTGGATCATAATCATTCTCATTAGGCTGCATTTTAGCCATAATCTTGTCAAAGATACGCTTGCCGTACTTGTACAAGAATACTTTGCCTTCATTCTCAGGGTTCAAGGGATCCTTTACAACATAGATGTTGCTGTAATAGGAAAGCTTACGCTTCTGCTTACGAGCAGTGTCCTTGTCTGCTTCACTTCCAGAGTTCCATAAAGAAGAGTTCAGTGCAGAAACTGGATCCTTCTGTCCGATGGTTGTGAGAGAATTCTCAATGTACCAACCACCTGGTCCTTGGAATGCGTGACTCCATACCTGTGCCCAAGGGAGTTCATTACCCTCAGTCTCTGGTAGGAATCTGATAACAGCAAAGCCGTTACCTGACTTATCGACCTGTGGTTTCCAAAATCGTTCATCGACTTTGCGACCACCACTGGTCATTTTTTCGATTTCTTTGGTCAAGTTAGAGAACTTGCCAGACTTTTTCTTCAGTGATGAAAAAGACATACGTGTTTACCTGTATTTTGTAAGTGTGATTTTACTACCCATTAAGGGTAACATACTATTTAGGCTTCGTCAAGCTGCTTTTTGAAGACCCTTAACTTGTCCTCCATCTCTCCTAGAACGTCCTGTATAGTACGTCCTTGAGAGTAAACAGTGGACATTTTATCAAGTTGTGTCTTGATAATCTTAGCTTCTTCATTCTCGACTGCCATTAAGCATAGTCTAGCATAAAAGACCTTCTGCTTTGCAATAAGCATCATAGTCTTCTCCAGATGTTCTCGTTTGAGTTCATCTGACATAGTTGGAAACTGTATGGATAACCGTGCTAGTTCGGTATACAATGTCTCCATTCCTTTTATCTCTTCTTTGACTTGATCGGATTCGTAGAATTTATTACTCATATTGGAAGCACACCCCTTGTGGTGCGTTTAACGTAGTTTAGTTGTTGGGCATTAAACTTAATTTTGTCCTTCAGCGGTTTGCTGATCAACTTATTTACAGTATCAACCTCGATGTCCAGTTCATCGCAGACTACGATGACAGCATCGATGTAGTTTACCAACCCATTAGAATTTTTGACTACCTCCTCTACCATAGTAGAGAATTTCGCTTGAGTCATAAATTTTTCTTTAAATTCTTTTGTCATTTAATAGTAGCCATAAATTCATTGATGTAATCTAAGAGAAGTTCATAATAATAATTAAGGTCAGTCTTTTGAACGACCTGTATCACACCCTCCTCAGTTGCAATCAATGTGACAATTTGATCAACCTTGACACCACAACGTTCATAATACATTGCAGCATAGGCAGTTTCTTGAACAAAATAGTTCTCTATCCATTCAATCTTCTTTTCCTTGGTTGATGTCTTAAAGTCAATAACAGAGAGAACTCCGTCAAATTCTGCTATACAATCAACCCGACCTGCCAAACAAAGTTTGTCGCTATAGAGAGGAGATTCAAGAAGATGTATATTGTTGATCCGATCAAGAGTGTCTTTGGCAGATTTGAATAAGAAACTAGCCAGAGGGTGCTTTTCATCGAATTTAACATCTTCGTTCTTTAAGTAACATTCTACCATAGAATGAAACTTATTGCCACGTGATGTTGCTCGACCACAAATTTTATTTGCAGTTTCCTCACCTACTTTGCGTCTCCACTTCAATATCTGATCTTTCTTACGGATACCTGTAACTGTAGTGACTGATGGGTACCATTTACCTTCAGATACCTCATATAACCGTCCTTTTTCCTTTGTAACAGCATTAAGCTCCGTCAAAGGTACGGGAGGTCCTACAGTTTTAAACATAATCAGAGTTGAGAGTTAATTTTAGCGATAAGATACTCTCTGACTAAACCAGAGCGTACGATGTCATCAATACCGAACTCAATACAATCAAATGATGGCATTGACTGAATAATCTGTAAAAAGTCCAGAATACCAGTACGTTCATTGTTCTTGACGAGATCAGACTGTGCTATATCACCTGAGAAGATGATTTT